TTTAACCGGTGGTGCAGGAATCTTCTTCGATTCAGACCTGACCCGTGATGTTTTTATAGCAGAACTACCCACGAATAACATGCTTATTGATGGTAATAATAGAGTTTTTATCCGAGCAGATCAAAATGTTATTGTACAACACAATACCAGTGTTAAAGCCGATTTTGATTTTGGCATTCCGATTGTCAAAATATTCATGCCAATATCTTCGTCTCAACCTTTGAGTGCATCATCATTTCATTATTCTGACAGCATCAAAATAATCGGAGCCCCCGCAGGACAAGACACAATTGTTGATAACCAAGGAAACTTTACTGGAAACTCAATTGATGTTGGAACCGTATCTGGATCTAGTATTGTTGTTTCGAATGGGGCCGGTGGTGTTGAATATAAACTTCCAACTACAGATGGCACTCCCAATCAAGCACTCACGACAGATGGTGCTGGGACCCTAAGATTTTCTACAATCTCCGGCGGTGGTGGAGGTGGAGGCTCAACATCTCCAGCAGGATCAGATAGAGAGATTCAATTCAATAATGCCGGTGCTTTTGGTGCATCAAGCGATCTAACATTTGATGGCAAAGAATTGGAGATATCTGGTAATTTTAGAGTACATGATGAAACATTCCATGAAAATTATTCATCAACAAAGTTCCCAAGCAATATGACCAATACGGGCTCTTATGCAAAGAAAAAAGCTTTTATAAAAGATTTGTTTTATACTAAATACGATTGGTCTGGTACCAGTCCTACAGATCTTTTTACTATAGAGCCTTATGATGAGAGAACAGGCTTGCCTTATACTGGATCTAGTGTATGGGCTACCATTGGAATTGAATGTACGGTAACTGGTCACTATAGAGGTATATCAAATACATACACTAAAAATTTCATGATAATGACTTGGGATGCAGGAACTACTCGTTCTTTTGGTCAATATACCGGTGTCAGAATAGGGGCCGATGTAAGTCCTTGGTTTGGTGTCGATAGCAATCCCGCCACTAATGGCACAACCAATGGAACAAAATTAAGATTTAAATATAATACTGCGCAAGGTGGTAATGCTAATTTACATTTTAGAATCCAAGCAGGATATCCCATAGATAATTTAACAGCTCCTCAAGATGGAAAGCATATTTATTGGGAATTTACAGAACATTTTAACGAACCATCCGAATAGATACTATAATCTTCCTTTTCCCATCATAAACACTATTTACTTGTGATATAGTATTTCTAGGAGAAATTGAATGTCTTCAATGTTGGAACAAGCAATTGTTGATGCAACCGCACTTCGTGAGGCTGCACTTAAGAATGCCGAGCAGGCAATTATCGAAAAGTATGCTCCTCAAATAAAAGAGGCAGTTGAGTCTCTTCTTGAGAGTGATAGCCAACCAATTGGTGTTGGATCTTATGTTCGTCACACCGGACTTAATCAAGTCGGCGAAGTTCGACAAATCGACGAAGATGGTGTCCAAGTTCTTGGAACCAATGGCCAAGTCTTTCTTGCCGAGATGGATGAATTAGAAGAAGCTGAAATGCTTCAAGAAGATGAAGGTGGTAATTATGCCACAACTGCAACATCTGTTTCTCCTTCTGTGCCAATGGCATCGGCTCCACAAAATGTTGTTGATCCAAATGCACAAGCAGAACTTTCAATGGAATTTGAATTTGATCCGTCAGACTTTGAGATTGATCTTGATGTCGTAAAAGCTGCTGCTCAAGAAGACCCAGCATCTGATGGCGAAAAGCCAGAAACTACAGAGGATCTTCTTGCAGATCTTGATGCTGAGCTTGACCTTGGCGATGAAGAAGAATTGTCACTTCAAGAAGTTGTTGAGATGGTCTCAGAAATTCTCACCGAAGAAGAGAAAGAAGATGAGGACTCTGAAGAGAAAGAAGAAGACGAGAAAGAAGATAAAGATAAAGAAAAACTTGATGAAGAACTTGTTGTCGATACATCAGAACAAAAACATGGTCATTTTGTAACTGATGAAGGAACTAGATTTTATGACGAAGAACTCCGTAAAGCAAATCAAGAATGTGATATGTATAAAGAAAAGTACGGAGAACTTGAAGAATCATTAAGACAATCAAATGAAGATTCAGAAAAACTTTTAGAAGTTGTAGAACAACTTAAAGCAAAACTTGACGAAGCATTAGTTTCAAATGCTCGCCTTGTTTACTCAAATAAGACTTTAAGCGATGCCTCCCTGAATGAGCGACAAAAATCTAAAATTGTTGAAGCCATCGCTAAGGCAACATCTGCTGAAGAGGCAAAAACTCTTCACGAGACTCTAACTGCTACAGTGGGATCCTCTACTAATAATGGTCCTAAATCACTGAGCGAGTCTGTTAATAGGAGATCTAATCTTTCAGCAATTATGCCAAGGCGCAAAGACAATGTGGTTACCGAGTCCATGTCTTTTGCTGACCGAATGAAAAAACTCGCTGGCATTAATTAATCATTTATGGAGGTATTAAAAATGTCTATTGTTCAAACCCTTACAGAAGGTATTGTCCAACGCGATATGCAAAAAGAAGGACAAGCCCTTTTGAACAAGTGGTCCCAAACAGGTCTACTTGAGGGCATCACCGATGAGCGTGAACGTTCATCTATGGCCCGTCTCTTGGAAAACCAAGCAAAAGAACTTCTTCGTGAAGCTTCCACCATGGAAGGTGGAAATGTCGAAGGCTTTGCTGCTGTTGCTTTCCCAATTGTTCGTCGTGTTTTCGCCGGACTTATTGCTAACGATCTTGTTAGTGTTCAACCAATGAGCCTTCCTTCTGGTCTCATTTTCTTCCTTGACTTTAGCTTCAACTCTACTCGTCTTGGAAACGATGCAGATGCCTCTGTCTATGGTGGCGGTCGTCTTGCTTCTCAAATCACCGGTGGTGTTCTTTTGGGAGGTGCAAATGCCGAGAAGGGACCTTATGCTCTTAATAACGGTTATTCTTCTCCAACTGGTTCAATCACCATTACTACCACTTTGGTAGCTTCTGGTACTGTTGGTGCTGGTGGTGTTGCTATTGTTGGTGCTGGTGCTACTGCTGGTTTCGACAGTGCTAACCTTCTTCGTTTCGATGCTGACTTGGCTTCTGGTTCTGCTTTTGCTGCTGCCACAATTCCAAAGTCCGAACTTACAGCCGGTCAATTCAATTTTGATGATCTTGTTGGGCTTGACGTGACTGGTCTTTCTGATGGTCGTCAAGTTCGTCGCTTAACTCGAGAAGACGAAAACAATTCAGATCTAGTAGTTCTTTTTGTTAATGCTTCTGGTTCTGAGTCTGCTGCTGATCTTGCTACTGCTCTTGATGGAGTTGCTGCTTGTACAGCTCCAATCAAAGATGATCTTACCCGTGGTGGTGCTCTTGGTTCTATTGTTGGTACTGATGTCTTTGGACTTGAAAACGAAGAAGCAATTCCAGAAATCGACATTAAAGTTGATTCTGTGGCAATCACAGCTGTAACCAAAAAGTTGAAAGCAAAGTGGACCCCAGAATTGGGACAAGACCTCAATGCTTATCACAACTTGGATGCAGAGGTTGAGCTTACTTCAATTCTTTCTGAGCAAATTGCTCTTGAAATCGATCGTGAGATCCTTGAAGACCTTATTAAAGGTGCAGAAGCTGGTAAATTCTACTGGTCTCGTTCACCCGGTCTTTTTGTTGATCGTGAAACCGGTGCTGAAATTGGTGCATCTGCTGTCGCTCCAGACTTCACCGGTACTGTTTCTGAATGGTATGAGACCCTCATTGAAACCATCAATGATGTATCTGCTCAAATCCACAGAAAGACACTTCGTGGCGGCGCTAACTTTGTTGTTTGCGGCCCAGAAGTTGCTAACATTCTCGAATTCACCGCTGGATTCCGTGCTAACGTTACCGCTGACGCTGATAAAGGCGAAATCGGTGCTGTTAGAGTTGGATCTCTCAGTCGCAAGTTCGATGTAATGGTCGATCCTTACTTCCCACGCAATGTTCTCCTTGTTGGTCGTCGTGGTGCTTCTTTCCTTGAAAGCGGCTATGTATATGCTCCGTATGTACCACTTCAAACCACACCTACTATCTTCGGCCCAGAGGACTTCGTTCCTCGTAAGGGTGTCATGACTCGTTATGGCAAGAAGATGGTCCGTCCTGACATGTACGGTCTTGTTATCTGTCGTGGACTTCTTGGTGAGTCTGGAGCCTAGTTTCTAGCTTAGTGCTCTCTCACTACCCAGCCCCTCGGTCTTCGGATCGGGGGGTTTTTCTTTGATTTTAACTAATTATTGTATTATTGAGGTGATAAAATGAAACCAAAACAAAAACGACTATGGGTTCGCAGACAGCAAAGTTTAAACTCAGCCAAAGCCGCTGAATTAGAAAAAGCCCGCCTTGAAGAAGAAGCAGCAAAAGCTGCTGCAAAAGCTAAGGCCGAAGCCGAGGCAAAAGCCAAAGCTAAAAAAGAGGCTGCCGAAGCAAAAAGAAAAGAACAAGAGGCTGCTAAGGCTGCTGCCGAAGCTGCTGCAAAAGAAGAAGCAGAAAAAGTCGCAGAAGCCGCTAAGGCTGAAGAAGTTGCTGAGGAACCAAAAGAAGAAGCCCCAAAGCCAAAAAGAAGAAGAAGAAGAAAGACTACCAAGTCTGCTGATAAATAAAAGGGAAACAAGGCCCCCTTTTAACTATTTACTATGATCGGAGGGTTCATGCATGGCATTTCCAACTTTAACACCAACTTCTCAACAATCAGCAATTGTTCTTCCACCAACAGGAACAGCAGGTGATGTTCTATCATCACTGCCTTTTGGTATCTATACTACCGATGCATTTATCTCTGGTGCTGTAGATCAAGTCGCTTATACATATCGCAAGATTGGCGGTGATGTTCTTGATATTGAAATTAAAGCAGAGAATGTTTATGCAAATTATGAGGAAGCCGTTCTTGAGTATTCTTACTTAGTAAACCTTCATCAAGCAAAGAATGCCTTAGGGTCAGCCCTTGGGACTCCAACTGGATCATTTGATCAAGATGGAAATATAACCGCCGGTCAGTCAGGATCCTTAGAATTAAAATATCCAAAGTTTAATTTTGGATATGCTATGAAAGTTGGACAACAATTTTCTCATGAGGGAGGCTTTGGAGGTACTCAGCCAATTTATTCTGCCTCTTTTGACACAATAGCTATGCAACAAGATTATGATCTTCAGGCAATTGTCTCAGCCTCAGCAGAAGCAGGCGGTGTTCCTTATGCAGATATTGATAGAACAAAAAGAATTGTAATTAGAGATGTATTTTATATTTCCCCTCAGCAAATGTGGAGATTTTATGGTTACTACGGCGGACTCAATGTTGTTGGGAACCTTCAGTCATATGGTCAATATGCCGATGACTCAACATGGCAGGTCATTCCCGTTTGGCAGAATAAACTTCAAGCAATTCAATATGAAGATCATCTTTACACTCGAACATCTCACTATTCATACGAGATCATTGACAATAAATTAAGACTTTTTCCTATACCATCTACAGTCTCGCCAGAAAAATTCTGGTTTCGTTTCTCGATTAGAGAGTCAACATTTGTTGATGAATATAATGACGGTCAAGATGGTGTAAATAATATTAATACACTTCCATTTGAAAATATCCCTTATGAAAATATTAACTCAATGGGTAAGCAATGGATTCGTCGTTTTGCTTTAGCTTTAAGCAAAGAAACATTGGGTCAAGTTAGATCAAAATTTGGAAACAATGTTCCTATACCGGGTGATAACGTTACACTTAATGGCACAGAGCTTTTATCTCAAGCAAAAGATGAACAAGAAAAATTAAGAAGTGAATTAAAAGAGCAGCTTGATAATGTTACTTATGAAAAACTTATTGAGACTGATAAAAACATTGTCGACAATACAAATAATATTCAAAAATATGTTCCTCTTGGAATCTTTGTGGGATAATCATGAAAATCAAAATAAATAAAAAACAAACTATTAATGAGATAACTGAACAAGAATATGAATTCGTAGAAGAAGCATTAAATATTCCTGTCGGGGAATTACCTTTTTCAAATATCTTTGGTAACAAGTATCGAATCTTAGGAGACTTTCAAACCCTTAATGAAGAGCACCCTCTTACTAAGATGATCAAATATCTTGAGTTTAACGGATGGAGTCTTGATCCTCACACGGACAAGCAACCTCTCAAATTTACAAAAAGTTATCGTGTTATTAAACCAATGGCCAGCGATCGAACAGAAATCGATACAACACCGGCTACAAGAACGATTACATTGACTTTACAAAAAATTATTCAGAACATGGTCAAGGCTTTTGAAAACTCGCTTCCAAAAATGGCCCAGCAGTATGAAGAACTAACTGATCAAGCAGTAGAGCTCAACAACAAAATCAGCAAAGGCACCGCCAAACTTGAGGCTCCACGTAATTGGTCGTTTCTTGCTGAAGACGAAGAGGAGATGGATGCTTTGATTGCCGCTCGGGACAAAATTAAAATGAAACAAGTGGCCCTTGGCGTCAAACTAAGAAATACCCTCAGTATGTATCTTAGAGACAAAGAAGCAACGATGCCTATCCGAAACATCGCCGACAAAGATTCAATGATGTCTAGAGGTATAGTTAAAACAGTAAAAGAATTTAAAGAGACCATATCAGACGAAGCACAGATGTATAAGTGGCAGGAATCATTCTCTGGAT